GAAAGGCTTTAGCCGTTATCTTAAATTCCTCTGCTAACTTGACGTTAAGTGACCTAGATGCTGCACTCTTAAGCTGATTAGCTCGTGCAGTCTCCGAGGTAATAACCTTAAGATTAGCTAAGGAATTTGGGTGTATTCCTTTTGACATATTTTTATCCTTCGTTGTAGTATCCCTATTAGGGGACTACTCAATCTTTAATCCATAGGAACAATCATGACAGTAGCAACAAATGACACAGTTAACGTAATCATCAAAGATGTAGAATTACATTGGGCTAAATTAGATAAGCCTGTTGATCCATTCGGTACATTACAATATGAATTACAGATTCAGGCTCCCAAGAAACGTGAGAAAGAATTAGCTGTTTTCGGTAAAGTTAAAGCCATTGATGGTGGTAAAATCTCTATCAATCTTAAGAAGAAAGCTCTTAAGGCTGATGGTAGTGATGCTGCTAAAGTACGTGTAGTAGATGCCACTAAAGAAGCACTTGATCCAAAACTTATCGGTAATGGTTCTATCGGTAATGTTATGGTTATGCAAAAACCTTATGAAATCAAAGCTCCTAACGGTAAAGTAACCAAGTCAGGTATCTCCAATATGCTCACAGCTGTACAAGTAACTAAGCTTGTTAAATATGAGCGTAATAGTGAGAACTTTGTAGACTTCGATGCTGAAGAGTCTACTGGTGTTACAGCCGCTTCAGGTGATGATTCACCATTCTAAATATCAGTTAGTCATAACTGACTAATATCAATAACCCTTCAAGGAATCCTCTTTGAAGGGTTTTTTAATCAAAGGTAACATATGTATAAATTTCATTTCAACAACAAAGACACAATACACCTAGATTATCCTAAAGGTGAGTTATTAACTAAACAGTCATGTGCATTAATCCAATACGAAATTAATGAAAATCATCATGATGTAGTAATAAATGTAGAACATATGCACTTCAGAAAAGAAGATTTAGATGAATTAATTACTTTCTTAACTGCTCTAAACAACAAACTCAAAGGACTCTAAAATGGCTAAGCTTAACAAAGATCAAATCAAATATGCTGTTCAACGTGCTAATGCTAAACTAAATGAAAAAGAAGAATTACAAAAGGAATCTATTCCTGCAGTACCAGACCCACGATACGATGCAAAGGCTGTCTACAATGCCATCTACTCAGGTAAACAAATGCCTTTTGAACTATTTGAAAAAGAATTTAATCATGGTGGTTACTACTTTGCTAATGGTGTTCGTGAGTTAGCAGCCTACGATAAAGAATTCACAGCAGAATACGATCGTTACACTATGCTACTAAAGAAAATCTCTGAAGACATCAATGTACAACGTACTGCTATCCAAGATAAACTATACCTCTCAGATGATGCTGCTGAAGTACTAGCCTTAATTGATGCCCTCTAAGGCACGTAGTCTTTTTGTAGCATTCGTATGTATGTGCTTAGGACTCCACATCCTGATACCATCCACTGTAGAACAAAGTACAACTAGCCAACTAATGATAAAAGCTAAAACAAGTTCTAAAGAAAAAGTATGTTATAAAAAGAAACTAAAACCTTCTGTCAAAAAACAATGTGAAAGATGGGGTATTTATATATGACACTTATAGATAAAGCATGTTACGAACGTGGATGCGCTTGTTATGACGACCGAGTAGATGACGATGCAGTTGAAGTAGTCTTGGCACAGACGCAAGAGCCTGTGGTTTATCAATGTCCGAGATGTGCAACTTCTATGCAAGTTGACCTAACCGCTAAAGCAGCCTTGGCACAGACGCAAGAGCCTTGGTGCATGAAGATGAACGACTGCAAAACAAAGTGCGAAGACTGCCCCGATGAGCCACCACAGCGCACAGAGCAAGAGCCTGTGGCGTACTACTTACCACATAAGGGGTTCTATTGGGCAAAGCCCACAAGAATTTCAGCACCAACTATTGCTGATGTTGAGCCATTGCCCCTCTACACCCACCCACCACAGCGCACATGGGTAGGGCTGACAAACAATGAGCTTCAACCAATTGCCGATGAATACCGCATTCTTTTTGGTAGTTGGGTTGAAGACTTTGCTAGAGCCATTGAAGCCAAACTCAAGGAGAAGAACACATGACAATATACATAATAGTTTTATACATTTGCATAGAAGCTAAGTGTCAATTCTTTCAAGCAGAAGGGTATATAACAGATGAAAAAGAATGCAAAAGAGAAGTTGCAACACAAATAGAAAAAGGCAAACGTGATGGTATTAAAGTAGATGGTACATGTATTGACTTAGAAGTTCAAGGAAAAAGAGTATGAATGAAGTACAACAATTCTACGAAGCTATCCGTAAAAAGTGGCCTGTACCAACTAAACCTTGGGAAGAGCTTCATCCACAAGAACAAATAATGCTTATCCAAGCTATCAACATAATCTTACAGGTATTACAATGACAGATCGTATACACATAACCGCATCAGGAAAAGAAATACAAGTATGGGATGACATGATCCCAGCAAACTTACAAAGTGTATTCTTTCAATACATAGTAGCATCAAGATACTCTATTGGATGGGCTGATCAAAACTCAGAAACAGGAGCAAGATATAGATATCTCCATTGCCAAATGACTGACGAAGAAACTTTTCATGGTGGAATATATCCATATATTCTAACAACCAAAATAAAAGATCATCTTGAAGGATATGTTTTTGAAAAGTCAGTAATCAATCTAAGCACTCCATCTGATGTAAATTTCTTTCATACTCATGACAAAAACGGCCTTATCCTACTCTACTATCCTAATCCAATTTGGCAAAATCATTGGCATGGTGAAACATTATTCTCAGATGAATCATCTAAAGAGATTGAATATGCCATATCATACAAACCTGGGAGACTAGCACTATTTAACTCATCAATCTCACATTCTATAAGACCACAATCAATTGTTGCAGACAACTTTAGATTTACTTATGCAATGGTATTTGTAAAGGGATAAAATGGATATCTATGAAGGTGAATTCAATACAGACGTACTATGGGACTTCGACTATACAGACTATGAGGATACCGAAACAACAGTTCTCTATTCTGTAGAACCCGCAGAACCTTGGGTAGGCCTCATGCATGACGGATACGATTATCAAGTCCTATTGTATCGTGATAATAAGTTATTAAAAGATATTACTGATGAATTGTCTGATAAAGATAATGCAGCAATATATCATGCCTGTGTAACCAACTTTGAGGAGATTAAAAATAGTCAATACGAACCATTCTAACAGCTTTGGGTCATCAAAGTATTTTGTATTTAACCAACAAGGTTATGACCGTATGTATTTCGGTGTAGCTGGTCGTGAAATCAGTCTACTAAACGCAGTTCTATTCTTAACACATAAAGAGGCACAAAAACATGCAGACAATCTCAATTCCCGTATCACAGATCAAAAAGAAACGCACAATGAACCCTGAAGTACAAGCTAAAGGTGCTATTGCTCTTGAAAAATGGCGTAAAGAAAAAGCCAAAGCACATGCTAAAGGTGGTAAAACATTAGCTAACTGGATTGCTAAAGAAGAAGCTAAAAAAGCAGCTCGTACAATCTCTCCATTAACCGCTATTCGTAACTTCTGTATTGACTGTGTAGGAGGTAGTACTCAAGAAGTATCTAACTGCTCTAACCAAAAATGTAACTTATATATTCATCGTCCTTATCAATTATGAAACTGTATGAACTAAAACGTAATACACTATTCACTCTTGTTGGTGATGATCGTATTTACAACCTACATCACATTGATGGTATGTATTCATATGTCACAGACGCTATGAATAATGTATACCATTTCGCAGCATTTACTGAAGTAGAACCATATGACAACCATAGCATACAAACTGTTTCGTAAACGTAAAGACGGTACATACGGACCACTCTTTATTAACCGCAAACAAAAGCTTAATGTAGGTATCCTATACTATGCTGAAAAACATCCTACTAAAGGCTATGCCTATAGACCAGGATGGCATTGTTGTGCAGAACCTAATGCACCACACCTATCCAAAAAAGATCGTGTATGGTGTGAAGTTAAAATTGAAGAATATACAGAACACATGAGACCAGCTAACCAAGGTGGCTTGTGGTATACAGCAAACAAATTAACAATCCTACAGGAACTGTAATGTTAAGACATAAAGAACATACCTATCTTGCTGGTCCAATCGAAGGGCTAACATTATACCAAGCAACAGGATGGCGAAATGAAGCTTCTTTTGAGCTAAATAACTTCGGTGTTGATACGCTTGATCCAACTCGAAGAACATCCTTTGTTGACAGTAACCATCTAACAACTAAAAATGCTGCTAGGCGTGTATGGAAAGCTGACCTACAAGATATTGCCTACAGTACTGTTGTATTAGCTAATCTATCAGACAGTCTGCCAGGTAAAAAGTGGGGTACTGTATGCGAAATAGCCCATGCACATACTAAAAATAAAATCATTATTGTTGTAATGGATAAAGATCAATTCGAACATCCATTCATCACACAATATGCCACTGAAGTACATCATACTCTTAATGATGCTATTGAAGCTGTAAAAGAGTATTATCTATGAAATTAATATTTAATCTAATAACTATACCACTATTTCTATTTATAACTTGGAATCACTTAATATCAGCTATATTTGTATTCACAATAATATTTACATTATACCTAATAAATATATTGTTTGACAAACCAAATCTATTAGTTACTACAAACACAAGGAGATTCTAATGCCTAACTGGACAGCAAACAGTGTAATCATCACTGCAAACAATAATGCACAACAAAATAAAATCAAAGAACTACATGATAGAATGTTTAGTGGTGATGAAACCTTTTTAGATGGTTTGTTTGAATACTTCGTACCATCTTCCAAAGGTGATGACTGGTATCAATCTAACATTGATAACTGGGGTACTAAATGGGATGCCACTGATGTAATCCTTGAAGAAAGTGATGAAACAACATTCATCCATTTAACCTTTGATACCGCATGGAGTCCTCCTGAAGCATTCTATGATAACATGACTAAACAAGGTTATACTATCGAAGCTACTTTCTGTGAACAAGGTTGTGACTTCATCGGCTATTATCGTGATGGTATGACTACATCAGAAGACTTCTTTGATGACTCATTTCCTGATAGTGATGCAGATGACTATTATGAAACTCATGATAAACGTATAGAAACATACTTTAAAGAAAATAACTTTACACACTGGCCACTACACTCAGGAGGTTAATATGCCATACATTCGTAGCATTGATAGAGATCGTTTAGACTATATTACTGATGCAGTACTTAATACAGGTATTACATCTGCAGGTGAAATGAACTACCTGTTTACAATCATTGCAAATGAATATCTTAATCGTAATGGTAAAAACTACCAATACATTAATGATATTGTAGGTGCTTTAGAGGGTGCTAAACAAGAGTTTTATCGCCGAATTGCTGCACCTTATGAAGATGTTAAAATTACAGAAAATGGAGATGTATATTTATGAACATTGATGATGACAGACAACTGTGGAAATCAAAAGATCCACGAGATGATTCATTTAAATCAGACTTCTATGATGAATGGGCTAAGAAACAAGTATGGCCTTTCTCTATTCCTGAAGAAAAAACATGGAATAATACTTTTGCAAAAGCATACAATAAAGAAATTGATTATGAAGCAGCTAAAAAAGAAGAATATACCTTAGATGAAAACTTCTTTATTCAATCAAGCATTGATGCAGTTATTAATCCTAAGCACTATAAAAACGTGGCTGCAGGTAAACAATACATGGAATTAATGGTTGATATGCTTGATAATAAGTCAGGTGTTGAAGCACACTTGTTCGGTCAAATCTATAAATACCTCATGCGATGCGGTAATAAAGATGATGAAGTACAAGAGTTAGAAAAAGCTCTATGGTATTTGAATGCTCTTGTTAAATACAAAAAAGAAGGTGTTGTACTATGAAAATAGAGTTAGGCCATGAAACCTTTTCAAGAGCAATAGCTCAAGAACTTAAAGAACAATACCATTCTTTAAAACGTGATATTGATAATAATAGACATGTAGGTTTATTTTCCCATGATAAAGAAGAAGACCAAAGGCAAATGAAAGAATTTTTAAATGCTTTTGAAAAAGTACATAGCTTCTATTCGATTTATAGTATTAATGAACATCCACATGAAAGCTAGGAACAAAGTAGTCAGGGACAGTATTCGTAATCCTAAACGTAATGCTGGTAAACATAAAGATAAACGTGAAGATATACTAAAACAATTATTTCAACTTGAAGAAGAAATGGCTTTAGTACAATCAAGAATAAAACAATTTGAGGAGATGTATAATGATAGTACAGAACGTAGATGAACATGAAGATGGTAGCGCAACTTTAACTATGGAAATGACTAATGAAGAAATACGTACTTTAGTTGAGTATGCTATTATAGACTTACTTAAAAAGTTTATTAAAGATACAGGACAAAGTAATCAGTGGAAAGATTAAAAGAAATACGTACTTTCTTCGGTAAACTATATGGAACATACGGAAGAAAGTACACTACAATAGTTGAATCAAGGGCATATGAATGTATCCTATGCCGACAAATATTCTTAAACAAACAACAGGGAATATACCATGAGTGTATTAAAACCATATCGTAATAATTTATTTGCCTCTAGAGATACTGTAGAAGAAGCATTAGACTATTGCACTATGATAGCTGAAGGATGTGGTGAAAACCATGGAGTAGTTCTTACTGCTATTATGGTGTTGATAAACACTGTATGTAAATTAGAAGAAACAAGTGAGTAGCTGGCTCATTGTAACAATAGGTTTTGTATACCTCTATATATCAATAGAACAGCTGTACAGGGGTAACACAGGAATGGCAATAACTTACTTTGGATATGCTCTCGGTAACGTGGGTTTATATATGTTAGCAAAATGAATATTGAAGAACAAAAAGCTTTTGTTAAATCCTACTCAAATAATATGGCTTATTTATCTGCAAATGAAGTTGCTGATTTTGTTGCTAAATATGAAACAGGTGAAGATATAGATTATTCAAGTGAACATACAAGCATTATGGACGCATTAGGAATGTGGCATGACGCTATTAAATGGAAACTAAATGAACTTAATAAGAACAGTTAAGAAGTTTGTTACAGGCACTGATAAGTACTTTGATATCTACGAATGTACTGTTGACGAAGTTGAGTCTTACACATCTGACTCAGGTAAATCAATGATACGTGTTAAGATAAATGAAGTAGAATACTCAGGCTTATACAACAAATGGGTGTATGAATATCTTTGTGAAAACGAAGGAACACCATCCTTTGTAGTCATGTGGAGAGCACCTAAAGGTAAGCCTATGTTGGCGTATCTAAAAGAACTATGGACAAACCATATTGAAGGAGTAACAGATGGAGAAGTGTCCAGTGAATCTGACGCTTATAGCCCAAGCGGTGAGTCATTTTGTTATCTTTGGGTCAATAAAGACACAGACAGAAAGTATATCGGAAAGCACAAGGGAACAACAGATGATGGATATGTCTGCAGTTCTGAGTCGATGCTTGCAGAATACAATGATTGTCCCTCACGCTTCATCAGGACGATCTTAGCATATGGTACTGATCAAGAGATGCATGAGTTAGAAACAATGTTATTGTTACAACTTAAAGCTTCTAAGTCAGAATTATTCTACAACTTAAGTAATAATCTAAGGAAAGATTAATGTCTTATAACTTCAATCAAACAATTGACAGTCGTAACTTTGAAATCTGTATTGATCTTAATGCTAAGTACGGATACTTTGAACACAAACTATTAGGAGAAGATTGTGCTGGTGGTTTGTGGTTTGATGATTGTATGTTTCTACAAGACTACGATGGTGTGTATGAGTTACCTGGTGAAGTCATCAGAGAGCTTAGTAGTCGCAGCTATATAGACGCTGAAGAATTTCAACCTTAAACCGCAGTTGTCCCCTAATAGGAGTGAGCATGAAAAAGACAATCGTAACCGTTGTGTTTGAGCTTAATGATGAACTATCTGAAGATCAAACTTTAAATTCAATAGACTGTCTTATTGACAGTGATAGCTTTCTAAGTGGAGAAGGATATAACGTAGTAGAGATTGATTATATCGATGAACAATAACTTAATTGCACGTATCACACAAGAAGAATGTGCTGAAGTGATACAGGCTATTTCTAAAGCATTACGCTTTGGTGTAGATCATGTGTCACCTGTTACAAACATAACAAACAAAGCTCATCTTGAAGAAGAAATGGGTCAATTAATTGCTATGATGCAGCTATTAGCTGATGAATGGAAATTAGAACGTGTTAACGTAACAGCAGCATATAAACAAAAACAAAAGAACTATGACTTATGGGATAAACAATATGCTGATTGAAGATCATGGTGATATTCTTACTATTTTGTTTGTTCTTAAACCACCTAAAGACCATACTCAACTATGGCACTTAACAGAAGTATGTAAAAAATTACAGGAGCTAGTGATACAATATGAAGACTCAGAAAGATTGGGATCAGTTTTATCTGAAAATAGCACAGCTAGTAGCCCAACAAAGTTATGCTAAAGACCGTAAAGTAGGTGCTGTTATCGTTAAGAATGATAACATCATCTCTTTCTCTTACAATGGAACACCACGAGGATGGGATAATGAAACTCAAACAGATGATGGACAAACTAAGTCAATGGTATTACACGCTGAAGCTCAAGCTATTGCTAAGTTGGCTCGATCAACCTTATCTAGTGATGGCGCTACTCTCTACTGTACCCTTAGTCCTTGTATTGATTGTGCAAAGCTTATTAGTGAAGTTGGTATTAAACGGTTAGTTTATATTGATGGATATAAATGTACTGAAGGTATTGACTTTCTAAAGGCTAACAATGTATTAGTCAATGAAGAATACTCAACAACAAAATTAGCCTCTAAAGAATGGTTGGCTAGAACAGGACTATTATGGTAGATATTTATTTGTTAGTTGCACTTGTATTATTTCTTGGTGTATATAACTGGAAGTTAATAACTCAGGTTAATGATCAAGAAGAACAATTAGAAATGGCTAACGATTTAATTTTAACTATGGCAGAAGAACTACAAAGTTTAGGTTCGCCTAATGTTAAGGTAGTTGAACGTGAAAAATAAACTATTTCCTGGTATCACAGTAGAGGTAATATGTTTACCTAATTGTGAGAAAGAAATAGGTAAACTATTCTTTGATTGCTTAAAAGATTATGTTGAAAGGTTTAATAAACCAGTTCAATTTCTTAATTTTAAAATACAAATCTGTGCAATAGAATATCCTATTGGTGCAGAGATGGGTATCACTATGTTTAATGAACAAGATGATCGTATACTTATACAAGTAAAAGATCCATTTGTTTCTGAATGTGAGTATAGTGATTGGGCTATGGAAAAATTTATTTGTGTGTTATGTCATGAGATTGTTCATGCCTGTCAACATTTAACAGGCAGTACTGGTATTAAAATTCCAAAGTATAAGAATAATACAAACAATATACATGATGAATATTTCTTTGATCCTATTGAAATAGAAGCCAGAATTTTAGAATCAGTTTATTCTACCTATTATGGACAAACTTTATTATGAAAAAATTAAGGCTATGTGTAGACATAGAAACAAACGACCTGATGCCTAAAGTAGATACTATATGGTGTCTAGTAGCGGTTGATTCAGATACAGGTACTGTATATTCTTTTTCGGACTACGATAATGAACTACCATCACTTAAAGAAGGTCTTGACTTTATTAGCACCGCTGATATTTTATTCGGTCATAACTTTATTGGTTATGATCTTGTTGTGCTTAAACATTTACTGGGATGGAGTCCACCTGTTACAGTAAAATTAGTAGACACTTGGATACTATCTATGCTTAACCAATACAAACGAGATCACAAACATGGTCTTGAAGGTTGGGGTTCTAAGCTAGGATTTCCTAAGCTAGAGTTTAATGACTTTACTAAATACACTAAAGAAATGCTTACATACTGTATTCGTGATGTAGAATTAAACGTTAAGGTATACAAAGTTCTTGCAGAAGAAGCTAATCGTATCCTATCTAAACATCCTACATACAAAACAGGTATCGAGGTTGAAATGGAGTTTGCTACTATTGAATCTGAAATCCAATATAAAGGCTGGATGTTTGATATGGCAAGTGCTCAGACTCTGTTAACTAAAATCAATAATAAGCTTGAAGCTATTGAAGCAATACTTGAGCCTAAGATTGGTATGCGCTGTTTAAAAGTAGATAAAGCAGATGAATACAAAGAACCTGCATGGCGTAAAGATGGTTGTTATACAGTAGCAACTGTTAAACACTTTGGACTTACTCAAGAGTCAGGACGAGAAGATAGACCTATTGTTGGCCCATATTGTCGTATTGCTTTTGAGCAAGGTAAGATTGGTAGTATTGAAGTAGTAAAAGACTGGTTGTATAGTCTTGGATGGGAGCCAGATGAATGGAACGTTGAAAGAATTAATGGAAAATTTGTTAATAAAAGTCCTAAGATTACCGAGTCATCTCTTGAACGGCTTGGCCCTGATGCTATGTTGGTTAGTGAATACTATACAATCAGATCAAGGAAAGGTATCTTGGAAGGCTGGATTGAAGCTGTTAAAGGATCCCGTGATAATCGTCTTCACGGTCGTATGTGGACTATTGGCACTCCAACTTTCCGTTGCCGTCATGAGCTTGTGGCTAATCTGCCTAGTGTGGATTCGGTATACGGAAAAGAGATGCGAAGTCTTCTCATATGCGAACCTGGAACATCCATCATTGGAGCTGATTCTGCTGGTAATCAGATGCGGGGTCTATGTCATTACATTAACAATGATTCCTTTACTAATGAAGTAATCAATGGTGATGTGCATACAAAGAATGCTGAGATTCTTAGCACAGTATATCCATGCTCTCGTAAGACAGCTAAACCTTGGCTATATGCTTATCTCTTTGGAGCAGGTGCAGGTAAATCTGGTTTAATCCTTACAGGTAAACGTGATGCTGCTATTGGTAAAGCTTCTCAAGATAAGTTTGAAACAGCTATCCCAGGATTAAAAGAACTTAAAGATAAACTCAATAGTATGTTTGAAAGAACATCAGGTACATTTGGTAAAGAAAAAGCTTTTATCCGTGGTATTGATGGTAGACTAATCTTTGTTAGCTCTGGTCATCAAGTATTAAACTATCTGCTGCAGACAGCTGAAGGTGTTACTTGTAAGGCAGCTATTGTTTATCTTAAACGTAAACTAATTGAACGTGGTATACACTTCTACTTTGCTATTCATTATCATGATGAATTAGCTGTGGTAGTTAAAGATGAATACGCTGAAGAAGTAAAAGAGTTAGCCATTGAAGCATTCACTGAAGCACCTAAATGGTTTGGAGTTAATTGTATGGGTGGTGACGCTCACATTGGAAAAACATATGCAGAAGTACACTGATAATGATATTCAGTTTGACATGGCAATTATAGATGCAGACAGTATCATGTATCAGATTGCTTTTGTTGAACCCTCTCCAGCTAAGTGCAAGAAAGGTCTTGACAATAAGCTAAAAGAAATTATGGAAAACACTAATGCCTCTAATGGTGTGGTGTTTATTAAAGGTAGTAATAACTTTAGATATGAAGTTGATATTGCTTATAAAGGAAATCGTAAAGATACTATTGAACCTGAAGTAAAAGATCGTATTGAAATGTTATATGAATACGCTAAAGACTTCTGTGTATTAAGCGATAAAGGTGAGGCAGATGATCTTTGTGGTATCACTGCTCGTAAAGCTCTTGATGAAGGTAAACTATATATTGTATCTCACATAGACAAAGATCTTAATGCTATCACAGGATGGCATCATAACTTTAGAACAGGTGAGATATATCATATGGATGACTCACAGGCTTATCGTTTCTTGATGACTCAAATTTTGACAGGAGATGCCACAGATAACATCCAAGGGTTACGTGGAGTAGGAACTAAAACAGCTGAAAAGCTTATTAAAGACACTCCCAATAACCTCTTGTGGGATAAGGTTATCGAGCTGTGGAAAGCAAAACAGGGAGACCTGTGGTATAATAACTTTCTGAAGTGTGCTAACTGTATTTACATCAGGGAGTTTGAGGAAGATCTCAGACCACTAACTTTTGAAGAGATAAAAGAAAGATTATTATGGACTACGGACATTGGCATCCCCTCACAGACAGACCAGACGGAGCCTTTGGATTCATCTACTATGTCGAAAACCTCCAGTCAGGAAGACGATACATTGGAAGAAAGCAATTAATCAGTGAATCAAAAAAACTATTACCTGGAGATAGAAGAAGAACCGTCACTCGGAGAGAAAGTGATTGGAGAGATTATAAATCCTCGTGCAGAGAACTCTTGGATGATATTAACTACTACGGATTTGATTCATTTACTTTTGTTATCTATGAATGGGTATTCGGAAAAGGAATGCTTACGTATAGGGAAGTCCAAGAGCAGTGGGAATGTGAAGTCCTTTCAAGAGTTGAAACACCTGATGGAGAACGCCTCTACTACAATGGGAATATTGGGGCAGTAAAATTTCTTAAACCAAAGCTATGAAAAATAAAAAACCTGAACCTTTAAAAGAATATATTAGTCTTAAGGATGAATTTAAAAATCAATTTCAAAAGAAAAAGTCTACTCAACAAGAGGCTAGACAGCGTAGAAAAGAAATTAGAGATATGAAGGAACAAAGGGAGTGGAATTAATATGTCCCGCTGGATACATGCACCATGCCCTAAATGTAGTTCATCAGACGCATTTAGCTACAAAGAAGATGATAGTCATGGCTTCTGCTTTAGCTGTCAGAAGTCTTCACCTGTAGACCTTAACTTTAAACCAACTGTATATCACAAAGAGAATTACGACATGCATACCTTAGAGGAAATTAAAGATTATGACACTAGAGGATTTCAAGAAAGAGCTATCACAAAAGTGGTTGCATCTCATTATGGAGTTAAAGTATCGTATGCAGAAGATGGTACAATCAGTAGTCACTTCTACCCATATACTCGTGGCGGTATCGTTGTTGCCTATAAGGAACGTAAACTACCTAAAACATTCCTTATACATGGTGACTTTAAAGACACTGAGTTATTTGGCCAGAATGTTTCCTCAGGTGGTAAGCGCATTGTTATTACTGAAGGAGAACTGGATGCGCTTGCCGTGGCACAAGCCCAACACGATAAATATTCTAAATTCTATCCGTCAGTCGCAATCCCGTCGGCATCGGCAATGTCTCTGATCCTTAATCAACGTGAGTACCTTCGTAGCTTTGATGAAGTAGTACTTATGTTTGATATGGATGAGCCAGGTAAAAAGGCTACTCAACAAGCAGCTAAGATTATTGGTTACGATAAAATTAAAGTAGCAGACTTACCTGAGAAAGATCCATGTGATGTATTAATTAAACATGGTTCAGCAGAGTTAATGAAGTGTATCTTTAATGCTCGTACATACAGCCCTGCTGGTGTAGTTAAAGGTGAAGAGATCTGGGAACAGTATCAGCGTAGACAGTCTACTGTATCTGTACCTTATCCTCATTGTTTAAATGGCTTAAATGAAAAGCTATATGGTATGAGACAAGGTGAGATTGTATTGTTTACTTCAGGTACTGGCTCAGGTAAATCAACTGTCATTAAAGAAATTGTATTTGAAATCCTAAGTAAAACTACTGACATGGTGGGTATGGTTTCTCTTGAAGAATCTGTAGGTGATACTGCTCAAAAGTTTATTAGTATGCAGCTACAAAAGAATCTTAATGTTGATGTTGTATCTGAACAAGAACAATATGAAGCATTCCAAACAGTCTTTGGTGATGAACGATTAATCTTATTAGACCACCAAGGTTCTGTAAGTGATGAGTCACTCATTGATAAGATGGAACACCTAGCATTGATGGGTTGTAAGTATATTATCCTTGATCACATTACTATTGCTGTATCTGAAGGTGCTAAGGGTAAGACAGGTAATGAGGCAGTTGACTCTGTTATGTCTGACTTACTTAAGATAGCTAAGAAACATAACGTATGGTTAGGTGTTGTATCTCACCTACGTAAAGGTGAAAAACCTTTTGAAGAAGGTAACTTACCTACTATTGATGACATCAAAGGTTCTGGTTCTATCAAACAAATTTCATTTGATATTATCGCTTTTGCACGTAATATGATTGCTGAAACAGAAGCAATGCGTAATACTATTCGTCTTCGTGTTCTTAAGTCTCGCTTTACTGGTCTTACAGGTGACTGTGGTACTACTAAGTATGATGCTGGTACAGGACGACTACAACAAAATACATTCGTAGACTTTCAATAAAAGGAATACATGAATCCAGTACAATATCTATCTGAAAGAGTAGCCAAAGTCGTGGTCAACTCAGATAAGATTTATAATGAGGGTGCTCGACTATTAGCACATCATCCAACATGGGAATATGACTTAGAAAGGTTTGTAAATGAATCGTGGGACACACTTCTCCGCTACTGTATTCGCAACAAGAATGCAACTCATAGCGCATCAGTTAAACTTACTTTTGCAAGTGACCTTATCGGAAAACGAATCGCAAGAGCTATTGGAACTGATGAAAGCAACATCAAATCAACTCTCGCTCTTGGAGACATTCTACTCGAAACATTTCTCCAAGATAGTCTTATAGATATCTTCAGAGAGTATGATGGATTTAAAGCTCCATACATGGTGCGTATTGTCAACATGCCTGACAATATTAAGCCTACATTAATAGGTACTTCATTTGAACCTTTATTACCTATAGCTGGTCTATACAGTAACCTTACTAAAGAACCATTCATTAAAGGATGGACTAACAGTAAGCTGTTTCATGAGTACTTAGATAAACCTTTTGTACGTGCATTAGAAACATTACGCCAACAACCTTGGGTATTAAATCAAGGTGTGTTAGAAGGTATGAGAAACTATAAGCCAACTGAAATACTAAAGTTGGTTGATGATGATGGTGTATTATATGACTACAACATTCATTATGAAAATTTAGAACTACCAAAGAAGCTTAAGCACCTAGATGGTACTTTTTTCCTTGGTAAGAAAGACCCTAAGCTACAACGTATGCTTAGTAAGTTCTTTGAATACAATCAAGTAGTAAAGAAAGCTGAATTGATTGGTGATAGATCATTCTATCAAGAAGTATCCTGTGACTATCGTGGTCGAGTATACTATGCTGAATCCTTCTTAGAGTTTCAGGGTAGTGACTTGGCTCGTAGTCTCTTTTTATTCCAGAATAAAAAAGAAATGGATGATCGTGGTTACTTCTGGCTTAAGGTTCATACAGCAGGATGCTATAATGAATCGTTTAATGTTAATAAATTACCACATTATTTTACTACTGACTATAAGACTTATTTAAAAGGAGAAGGTTTAGATACTATTTCTCTTGATAAAATGACTCTTGAAGACAGAGCTATATGGGTAGATAATAATTTAATTAAATTAGCTAACATTGCTAATCAATATACTATAGATACATCCGCTGAAAAGCCTTACAGTTTATTAGCTTGTTGTCTTGAAATTAAAAATTATATCCAAGCTAAATCTAAAGGTAAGAAGCATATGTCTGGTCTTCCTATACCTATTGATGGTAGTAATAATGGATGGCAGCATCTGGCAGCTATGTCTAGAGATACCCAAGCAGCTACCTTAGTATCATTAGTACCTACACCTATACAGAAAGACTTTTATGTAGCTGTGGCTAAAGAGCTAATTAACATTATGCCTGACTACTTTAAACAAAAGAATATGCCTATGAAAGATATCCGTAAAGGTATTGCTAAACGAGGTTCTATGACTCGTGCATACTCAGCAGGTAAACAACGTATTGCTAAGAATATGTATGATGACTGCCATGTAGAAGGATTTACTGTTAAATATGGTATCACAGAAAAAGAATGTGGAGACTTAGCAGGTAACCTAATTAAGGCTATTAATGCAGTATGCTCTGGTCCATTAAAGACAACTAAGTTCTTACAAAAAATTGCTGAACATGAGCTTAACTCTGGTCGTAATCAACTATCATGGCATACACCTTCAGGATTCCCTGTAGTGTATAAAGCATTTCTTCAGCATGAACGTAAACATAGAGGTACTATTAGAGGTATACCTGGAAACCCTAAAGGAAGGATTAGACATGTTATTAAAGTGGATGTACTCAATAAAGATACAGGTGAAAAAGTTCCTTGTAGACGCTCCTTTGCTTCTGGCATCAGCCCTAATCTCGTTCATAGTTACGATGCTGCTCATATGGCTAATGTTATCTCTATTTTTAATGGCAACTTTGGTGCTGTCCACGACAGCTTTAGTACTCATGCCAGTGAAGTGGATTTTCTTCAGGAAGTAACTAAGATGACCTTTGTAGCACAGTATGATATAGAAAACTTCTTTAGTAATCTTATGGATACATTAATGCTTAACAAAGATACATTCACTTACCCTCCACCAGAAGAAGGTACATTAGATTTAAAACAAGTCTATGAATCTAAATACTTTTTCTGCTAGTACTAGCTAGCCATAGCTGGCCAGTTGTCCCCTAATACCGAAGAATAAAACAAAAGGAACTCATGAACTCTTATCAACAACTTATCGCTAAATCCCGTTATGCACGTTACTTACCTGAAAAGAAACGTAGGGAGAATTGGAATGAAACCTCTGAACGTTGGATAGCTTTCTTTCAAAGAGAATTAAAAAATAAAATTAAACCAGATGACAGTATCTGGAATATTCTAGGTAATGAGATTAATAATTTGTCTACATTACCCTCAATGCGTTCTATCATGACAGCTGGTGAGGCTCTTCGCCGCACTAATGTAGCCGCATATAATTGTTCTTATTTACCTATAGATAATCCTCGTTGTTTTGATGAGGCCATGTACATCCTATTATGTGGCACTGGAGTGGGCTTCTCAGCTGAACAACAATATACGGGTCTATTACCCCCAGTACCTTCCCTTGTAAATGATCATAATGTTATCATTAAAGTGCAAGACAGTAAAGAAGGTTGGTGTGACGCCTATCGTATCCTTGTTAATATGTTATATCAAGGTACCATCCCTACATGGGATGTATCCTTAGTACGTCCTGCAGGTGCTCCGCTTAAGACCTTTGGTGGTCGTGCTTCTGGTCCTGGTCCATTGATTGACTTGTTTATTTATACAGTTAATAAATTTATGATTGCCCAAGGACGTCAGCTAAAGCCTATCGAGTGCCATGATATCATGTGTAAGATTGGTGAAGTAGTTGTAGTAGGTGGTGTACGCCGTAGTGCTATGATTAGCTTAGGTGACTTAGGAGACTATGACCATGCTACCGCTAAGACAGGTACATGGTGGGAACAACATGGTGAACGTGCTCTGGCTAATAACTCAGCTGTATACAATAGTAAGCCTTCTGTAGGCGAGTTCATGAAGGAGTGGTTAGATATCTACAACAGTCATTCAGGTGAACGAGGAATCTTTAATCGTGAAGCATCACAAAAACAAGCAGCAAAATGGGGTCGTCGTGATAGTACCACAGACTATGGAACAAACCCTTGTTCAGAAATTATCCTCAAGCCCTACCAATTCTGTAATCTATCTACCGTTGTTGTATCTCCCGAAGATACTTTGGAATCACTCAAACACAAAGTAAGAATTGCTACTATCATGGGTACTATGCAGTCAACTCTAACTTACTTCCCTTACCTACGTGATATCTGGCGTACTAATACTGAGTCAGAACGTTTGTTAGGTGTGTCTATGACTGGTATTTTAGATAATCAACTATTACGTGGTCAAGGTAATATGAATCTAGAAGAAGTTTTATCTACCCTACGTGACGTAGCTCGTGATACTAACCAAGAATGGGCTGAGATCTTAGGTATACCTGCTTCAACAGCTATTACCTGTGTTAAGCCTGAAGGTACTGTATCTCAGTTAACACAAACAAGTAGTGGTATTCATGCTGGACATGCACCATATTATATCAGACGTATTCGTCAAGATAAAAAGGATCCTTTAACACAGTTCTTAATTGAACAAGGTGTTCCTCATGAAGACTGTGTGATGAAGCCTGATCAAACATCTGTGTTTAGCTTCCCACAACGTTCACCAGGATTTACCCGCAAAGACTTAACCGCTATTGATCATTTAAATATCTGGTTAATGTATCAGCGTTATTGGTGCGAACACAAACCATCTGTTACTATCTCTGTTAAGGAACATGAATGGATGGAGGTAGGTGCATGGGTATATGAACACTTTGATGAGTGTACTGGTATCAGCTTCTTACCTGATGATGGTGGTACTTATCGTCAGGCTCCATACGAAGATATTGACTTGTCAGTATATCATCGTTTAAAAGATACACAACCCACTATTGATTGGGAAAATTTTATTGAAGATCGTGATAATGTTGAGGGTGCTCAAACATTAGCATGTGCAGCAGGAGGATGTGAGATTTGAACTTATATAAATTTTATACTGATACATGTGTACCATGCAGACAAATGAATAATCGTATTAAAGATGTAGATTTTCATTTTGATTATGGTGTAATATTAACTAATGTTAATGCTACTGAAAACACAGAGCTTAGAGACAAGTATGGGGTTAAGACTGTACCTACCTTTGTACTAGCCGATGATAAAGATAATATGATTCGTAAGATCAGTGGATCTATTTCTTTACCTGAGTTAGATACTTTTATTACAGGCACAGCCGTCCCCTAATAGGGAACATTGCGGAATAGCTCAGTAGGAGAGCGCTGGACTCATAATCCAGAGGTCAGTGGTGCGAATCCACTTTCCGCAACCACCATACAAGGGTCATTAGTTCAATGGATAGAACAGTGATCTTCTAAGTCACGAGTGCATGTTCGATTCATGCATGACCCACCATAGGACACATATGAAATATAAAACACATAACTCAAGGAAATTCCTTAATAACAAACATGGGTTAGCAGCTATCCAAACTAGTTGTGATATCTCTGGTTGGGCTATGGATGCTAGTGTTACTATTTCCGACTGTAACAGGAATATTACATTAGACTTTAGTGTATACCGAGAAAAAGATTATGCTGAGAAGGCTAAAAAGTTAGCTTTAATTATTAATGAATTAGTAGCAGTACAATCATTTATGGAAGCAAATCTAGATACCTTTATTGAAGCTAAAAAGAAAGCAGACTTAGAAAGAAAAGAGTCTTTAAGTAAGAGAAAATCAACACCACTTTCACAAATATTAGAGGGATTAGATGATTAATGAATATGATATCCGAGATATGCGTGATGACAGCATTATCTTTGAATGTAAACACAGTAACCCTAAGTTAATTACTCGTATGGAAATGTCTGCTCACTCTCATATCACTGAGGTAGTAGAACAGTTTGAAAGATTCCTACGAGGTATGGGATACTTTCCTCCATCAGGATGTCATCTGGAATTTGTAGATGACCATACATATACTATGGATTGGGCAGACGCTAATGAGTAAGGGTAGTAATCGTAGACCTACTGATGAACAAAAATTTAAAGATAATTATGATAGAATCTTTGGACAAAAGAAAAAGGAAGAAAAGAAATGAGTGAATATAATTCAATAGCGCCAGCATTAAAGTGTCTTCATGCTGATAATTTTACAACATACTTTAAATCACACGCATTTCATTTTAATGTTCAAGGAAATACCTTTGCACAAGATCATGGATTATTAGAAGAAATTTATTCTTTTTTGTGGGAACAACATGATACTTTAGGTGAACAAATTCGTCAATTAAATTTACCTACTTCAATTAGCATGAGTGATATGCTTAAAACAACTGAAATTAGTGAAGCTTCAGGAGTAACTAGCAATAGTGTTAACATGTTTGAATCCATATTAAAAGATTTTAATATACTTATGGCTAATGCTCAATGGGTTTATGATAAAGCAGAATCAAGTAATATGGGTGGCTTGTCAACTTTAGTTGGTGATTATTTAAAAGACTTATCTAAGTTACGTTGGAAAGTACGTGCAACATTAGGAAAGAGTATGCCATGAATAATGTAAAAAATTATAACATCTTTGCATTAAAAGGTGATACACAAACTTCAGATGCGGATGTATGTGAAGCACTAGGGCTAGATCCTAATTTAGCTAACACACCAGAATTAAATGAGGCTGCTATTAGAAAAATGCACAAGGAAAATTATGATGGGTATATCAAACAAGGTATGCCATCAGATGATGCTTTAGCTAAAGCAGATAAGCTTGCTTACAACGCAAGAAAAGAAATTCGTAGTCTTACTAAATAAAGAAAAAATAACCCCTTCAAGGAATAATCCTTGAGGGGGTTTTTTATTTGTTAAGCGTGATTCATTTGAGCAATACCTGCATTACCTAAATTACGTTTAAATTCTTTGAATCCTTCTTCTACTTCATGAGCAAAATTATCTACCCATAATTTAAACTTATTATTGGCACCACCCATTCCAAAAGCTTCTTCAGCTATATTGAATAAGTCTCTAAATGATTTAGCATCTACTGCTAGATTAGGTTTACCTTGAATCCATCCAGCATCAGTAGCTTTCTTAAGAATGATTTTTTGTTTAGCAACATAGTCATTCCAACTATCCTCGCTATTATGAGACCTTCTTAAGAATACTTCTTTATATGCAGAACTTTCTATCTTCTTTGCTATTTCATCAAAGACACCACCAAGAGTAGGATAGTCGCCATTATCTCCAATGCCAATATACTTTTCACCTGAAAGTTTATCAAATAAATTTCTTTTAGCTTCATTGTATGCTTTATCTAGCTTAACTCCAAACTTAGCAATTTCTTTTACAGCTTGTGGTATAGCAATATTGTTATAAGCATTTCTATAAATGTGCATACTATCAGCAGTTGTAATTAAAGCATCATGAATAGTAGCTACTGGCATAGGCATTTTAAGTCTTGAATTAACTGCAAGCATCATAAGCTTAATTAAATCCCCATCAGTAGATTGAACAGGCATAACTCCCATTTGCCTAGATAATGCAGATCCAATTGCATTCTCAAATAAATCAAATGTTTTTGTTTTCTTATTAAAGAATCTTTGAATACCTTTAGAAGAATTAGGGTTTAAACCTCGTTTAGCCATTGGTGCTTCTACAATACCATTAGGTGTTTGATATTGAGTAGTTGTTTGACCAATAATTTTTTCTACATACTCCTGTCCTTCAGCTGTAATAGCTTGGCTAATAATATTTTTATTATAGTCAGGTATAAATCCACAATCAACCGAACTAAAAGACCAATGATCTTTAGCGGTACCTTCAATAGTAGGTACAGTATCCATAACAGCAAACATACGACCTACTCGTTTAAGTGATTCAACAAATTTAGGGTTAATTGTTTTTCTTAATGTAGCTTCCATAGCATTAGATAAGTCGGTTGCTGCGGCATTAAAATCATTACCGTAAGCTTGGCTTAACACAGTACCATAGATATCTGAATATTCCTGGGTATCCTGTAAGAATTCTCTGATATGATCAAAGAACATACCTGCATCTTTACCATAAGAGTTTTGCATCATAGGTACTTTAAACAAATCAGATGCTAATTTATCTGGTAGTTTAGAGTATGCTTCCATAAAGAACTTAGTCCAAGCTTGTTTCTTTTCAGGTTGATCAGGAATTAATTCATCTAATTGATCACCAATTATATTTAAAGCATGCCCACGCATATCTTCTAATGAAGGGTTGTAAGAACCTAATCGAGTTGCAACAGGGGTATTTCCTGCATAAAGGGCTTGAATAAAAATACCATTTTGATTTCCATCATCATAATTTAATGCTGTTAATCTTACAGGTGATCTAGATAGTTCAGGAGATTTTGCAGCTGTTTCTATTTGAAACATATCATCCCATAAATTTTGAAATCCTTGAGCTTCACCTCTAGGCATTTTACTAAGCTTATCTAAAACAAATGAGCTATCATTGTCTATTTTACCATCTAACCAGTCATTATATTCTTTACCTAATGCAGCTAAATATCCTGCTATTTCTGGTGTATACATTTTGATTAAATCAATTTCAGAATATTTTTTAATATTCTTTTTTATATTAGCAGGATCAGCAGAAAAAGAATAGTAATTAACTACAGCCATTTCCATTAAACCTAAGGTAGCTCTTTCAAAAGGAGTAAGTGCTATCAAAGCTTTATGCCTATCTTCTCCCTGTTTAGCAAATATAGATACTGCTTTATCTTTTAATTCTTGAACCTTTGTGGGATTAAAAAATGATGTTGAAGTAACGTGTCCTTGTACACCAAAATTAAGCATTTCTCGAATACCACTTTTAGAACCCATGATATCAGTGCCATCGCTGTTTCTAAAGAAACGCTGATTAGCACTACTATGTATGTAAGCGCTATATAATAACCCTCTTAAGCCTGATGCATTTTTAATATCTCTTTCTAGAGCCTTTTCTTTAGTATTCATTTGTTGAACAGCATGATCAATTTTAGTTTGATTAAATTTAGCTCTTTGTTCAGGATCACTATCATTATAATCTTTAGGTGGAGAAACATTATTTAAAAGATTTTTATAAGAAGCTTCATCCATTTTATGTCGTTTAGCAAACACACTAGTGGAGTAGTATCCTGTTTCATCATTTACCATTTTATTTTTGATATCGGTAAGTTGAAAGTAAGTAGACTTTACATTCTTCTTTAAAAACTTTTCAGCTATAGAACCAAAAATATCTTTAACAGCTTCTGCTACAGTAGAGGTTGTTCCAGGAATCTTCATAGTATTTTTACTAGTTTGACTTCCTGGTCTTAAGAAATTAGAACCTGATAATTGAGGTACCTTAGAAGGAGGAGATCTACGAGTATCCCCTGCTAATGCTTCAGATAGCATACTTAATTCTCTAGCATAATCTTTAATTCTAGGTGTAGAACCTAAAACCCATCTGCCATTTTTATCCTGCATTAGCCTATGGTTTCCATTATACTTTTCTGCTTGTACTTTAGCTTCAACTAATTGTCTAACAGCATCTGGAGGTATATTAATACCTACTCTATCAAGAGCATTTTGAGCAGAATGTATCATAGAATTAATTAGATTAACTTCTGGTACAGCATCCTCAATAACATCTCCATTTTTATCTACAATAAGGCCACTATCTTCTTTAGTATACCCTGTGTTAGGGCTATCTTTAAATTGATTAGTTTCACTTGTAGCTAAAATATGAGCAATACCTATAATAGTAGCTAAAGGTTTAACTTGTTCTTGTGGAATATCAAATTCATGTTGTATTTGAATACCCACAGGAACACCTTCATACCCTGCTTTTGTGCTTCCTATAGTGGCATCTAATGGATTAAACAAATCATGTTCTGTGCTATTAGAAATAGTAGCTAAAACAGGAGCCATTTTATCAGCCATTCTATTGATTGTTACTTCATCAAAATCGCCTTTATTATTAGTAGTTATAATGGCTTTAGCCATAGCTACAGGATTGTCTTCCATTAAAGCAGCATCAAAATTAGGGACAGTTTCTAATTGCGCTGCTTGTTCTTCTCCAAACCTTTCCATAGGTATTTCTTGTAGCTGATGCTCACCTGTTGTGGGGTCCACAATTGCTCTACCTAATTCATCAAATGCAGGCTCCATCCTTGTTAGGTTAGCATGAGGAGATTGAGTAACCTCTGCAAGGGCTTCTGGAGATGATAACCCTGTAATCCTATTAGACTCTATTACCCCTTTCATTCCAGGAGCTGGCATAGGAGGAGGGGATAAAGGCACTGGGTTGTATGTGTTAACACCTTCTTGAGCAGCAACAGAGCCAGGGATTACTGGAGTAGACCCCTGACCATATCTGTCTACAGCTTGGTTCATTAGGTCTTGAACCGATAATTTACCACCAATAGGCGCAGCAATATTAGCATTGCTTGTTGATGGCGTTGAAACTTTTCCGACCATTATTTACCTTCTTTCTTAAATGCGTTAGCAATAGCTTGTTGTGTCCAAGGAAAGCTTCCTAATACAGGAGCTGCTTTGGCAAGCTTCTTTGCACCTTTATCTGTTTTACCTTCTTCAATATCGTATAGACCTTCACCAACATTTGCAGCCCAAGATGCTTGTGGTGATGCATTTTTAATTTGGCTATAAGCCCAGTCAACTGGTTTACCTTCTATGACTTTACCTTTAGGTGTTGTTGTATCAAACAAGTTAGGTGACTTATGGAAATCATACAAAGGATCAACTCTTTCCCATAGTTTTTCACCTTGACCTAACAAACCTGAGCTATATATTAGTCTTTGTGTTTTCTTAGCAGTTGATTTTACATAAGGACTATCATCATCTCCATAAGATAAACCATTTTTAAGCATATTAACCATATGACCTGCAATAAGCGACATTGCAATAGTAGTAAATGCACTATAGCGCATAGCCATATTACCCTCTAATAAATATTGTTTGTATAATCTAGGTAACACAACTGCTTGAGCTGTAGCCATGAATCTTCCCATAGCTGTAATTATTCTAAATCTAGGATCATTAAATATTTTAGGAGTGTTAAACGCCTGAGGATTAACAATTCTTTGATCAACCATATTTGATAATGCAGTAGCCACGTTATCTTGGAGATGCTGTGCTTCAGGAGTAGTAGCATTAAAGCTCATAAAGTCTTGACTAAAAGGGTTTAAGTCTGGCATCTTATCCATTTGAGATAAGAAACCATGTACATCTAAACCATAAGATTGTAATTCTGTTAATGCCTGAGCTTGTTCTTTTGTAAGACCCATACCTGTTGAAAACATTGCTATTCTATTTGTTTCAGGAACAGAGGCTAACGATTGTAGTTGTGTAAGCATAATATCAGAACCCACAGAAAGAACAGCAATACGATTTGCATCTGTTTGCGCTCTTAAAGTAATAGCTCTTGCAAATATACCCATTATTTTTCTTTGAATACCTGCTGCAGTGTTTGCATAATCATACCGTAAAGCTGCACCAGCACCAGTCTCATTATAGCCTAATCTATTAATCATTTTTTGGCCAAAATTTTCTTTAACTAATTTATCAACTTCGTCTTGGATAGCCTTATATTCTTCTAAAGTTAAATTAGGGTCTTGTTGTTTATTAATAAGGGTATCAATTTTATTTTGTAAAGATACACTAGGTACTGATCTTAACATATTGATACCTATCCTAGAGGCAGCATAAGATACCCCTTTATTTATATCAGAAGCTGTTTCTTTAAAATAGGATTTAAAAAAGGTACTTAATTGTTTTCCTATTAAATGACCAGGAGTTCCAAGAGTTGCTATAGAAGTTTCTGCCATTGAAGACACTGCTGCTTTACCTAAATAAGCTAACATAGACATTGTGGTACTCCATCCTAATGTCTTATTAATTAAAGATTCTTCTGCTAATGGGTGAAAATTATTATTCATAATATCATAAAAAGCTTTAACCTGTGTTGCAGTGTTCTTATAATCAGCATCATCTTTAAATTCACCAGCAGCTTTTGCTTTTCTTAGTAACTCAGCTAACACTTGTCCATTCTTACCAAAATAAGTATTAGCCATAATGCTATTAGCCATTTGATCTTTATGGTGTTCAATATTATCAAAGATACCTTGTTTAAATAAATGACTTAAATTAGGATTAGTGAATACATTAAATTGATTTAAATAATCTCTAGCTAAGCTAGCTTCTTGTTTATTTTTTGAAGTTAAATTATTAATAGCAGTTCTTGCAGAGTTTTGATCTGCATTAGCATTAACCATTTCAGTAAGAATATTTAACTTATTAGCAGCCCATAAAGCAGGATCAACCTCAGCTGCCTGAAACAAGGCATTAGTGTCAGATAAATGTAAAGTATTTACTCCAGCTACTTGTCCTAAGCTAATCATAGATTGTTGTACGTTATCTAATCTATCTTTCCATGCTTGTAACGTATCACTAAAAGCATCTCCACCTAATGTACCTCCTTGACTCCATACTTGATCATAATTAACCTGAACATATTTTTGTGCTTCTTCTTTGCTAACTCCTAATTGTGCAGCTAAATCATCACCACTAATTTCTTCAGACCATTTACCTAGTAATCTTTGTCTAAAACCAGAGGCATGCTCTCCAGGAAGTATACCAAACCCACCCATAATAGATTTTATTTTTGCTAAGTTAGTTTTAAAACTACCATCTTCATTAACAATAGAAGGAATAGCTGTATGAGCAAGTTGTCTAAGGTTAGACAAGGGATTAGTAATCATAGGTAATACTGTTTCTCTAAAGAAACCTGTATGGGTAGGTATTGTATCTAATCCACCAGCATTATTATTTTGAGCATTTTTGCTTTCAGTTCTAGACATTTCTTGAACAGTTCTATACCCGCCAGTTTGATTTAAAAGGTTTTCATGGTTTTGAGCATTAAACCTTTGAGCATCTCCTAACATTTTTTCATTTAATGCTTGTAAATCAGCAGCCCCATGCCATCCAGCCATGTCAATACTATGATGTACACCGCCAAAAGCACCTCCAACTAAAAAGCCCCCACCTGCTGCTTCTTTAAGTTGGTTATAATAGTCAGGAGTATAATGGTAATTAAGATTACGTTGACCAGATTGGCCTAGCATTTCTAATTCTTGTTGTGCAGTTTCTGTAATTGATTCAGCTCCTGCTCTAATAACTAAATCACCAGATCTTTTAGCCATAGCTTCTGCTGATTTAATTTGCTTCATAGCAAATTCATTAGAAAAACCTGTTAGCTTAAGTATCTCACTTTTTGTTTCAGTATGAAGAAGATTTCTTGCTTCTGCTTCGGTTAGCCTACCATTACTTTTAGCTACTATAGCAGATACAGCCTCTTTTTCTCCCACCTTAGTAAATAAATTTGCACCTAATAATAAATTTAAACTGAATTTATCTAATATACCAGAACCTAAAGCAGTCATAACTGCTAGCATAGGGTCTTTTTTGTCATCAGGTTGTTCAGCATAAAATTGCCCTGCATACAAAGCAGATACAGGAATTGTAGCTAATGTACCTGCAATCAATGGGCTTGCCATACCTCCTGTAGCTATTTCAGCTCCTGTAATAGCAACTATATAAGGTAAGGAATTAATAAGTTGACCTGCAATAAAAGATGCACCTGTAGAAATAGTACCCCATGCACCATTTGCATTTCCTATATCTGAGAAAGATAATGACTCAGGTAATTGTCCTTTTTCCATTTGATTAAGCTTAACATTTTTAGATGCCTTTTGGCTTAATGTTTCCCAACCAGTAGAATCACCTATTAATTGACCTATTCCATATGTGTTTTCATATAAGCCTAACCACATACTATCAGACATAGTTCCAAGATTACTCCTGGATTTGTTCATTATAGTGCGGTCTTGACTACGAACATCTACCCCTGTATAAACATCAGGAGCCATTGCAGCATATTGAAGGTCATTAACTAGATTTGCTTTTTCTTTAAGCAACATATTTCTTTGCGAATCAGTAATACCGCTAGGTGCTTCTCCTAAAACTGCACCAGTTAAAGGGTCATATATTTCAGACGTCCCACCATAAGTATTTAAATCAGATTCAATCTGTTTTAATCTTTCTAAGATCCTATTTTGAGCACCAGTACCTACTGCATTTTTGTGATAGGCATATGTAGCTTCATTTGGAGCATTTAAGCCTACAATGTATCGAGGTAAACCTTGTTCTTTTAAAGCTTTTTGCTTAGCCTTTTTAAGCTCTTTAGCAGCAGCAAGTACTGGGTCTTGATCAGCTAATTCAGGATATAAAATAGAAAAAGATTTTAAATAAGTTTTATCAGATATAGCAGATTCACTTGTACGATTATTTACGGGTGCTAAACCTGTTTTAACAGCAAAATTGCTTAATGTTTCTCCAGTAGTTGGATTAGTTACATTAGCAAGTTGGCGTTTATATTTATCAGTACCAGTAATATCAACTTGATTAAAGCCACTTATGCGAGCCGCTTCAGGTATTAAAGCAGATTCACCTTGGTATTGTCCAGTAATCCATCTACCATCTTTAATATGATTTACTTCAGGGGCATTATATCCTTGAACACGATATGTGTTTTTATCAGTAGTTTTTGATTTTGATTTAAATGTGTCAGGGTCTATCCAATTAGCAGTAGCAGCAGTTGCGGGGAGTATACTACTATCTTCCTCTATTGGTGCGAGATCGGTTGGTTTCATATACTCTCCTTTTGTTTACTTAATTGTTTTTAGCCACGGATAATCACGATTTTCTGGGGGTTTAGCCATTTGGATAACGAATTCACTATATGCTGAATAACCTTCTCTTCGTTTTCCAACGTCTTGTCCTTTACCATTACTACCTATACGAAGCATAGTTTCTCTTTGTTCTGGAGTTAAACTATTCCATTTAGTTTTCATATCTTTATCGGCAACGTCAAGTTTACCTTTATGAGTTCTAGATAATTGCTCCATAGCTTTACCCATATCAACCTGGGCTCGATCAGATAAATAACCTGATTTACCTTCTTTATCAGTGCCACTATATAAATGAGAGCTTGAAGGATTCATTTCAACAATTGCTGTTGTAGTGAATGCGTGCTTAAATGCATCACTAGATAAGCCTTCGCCCTTTTCTTTAAGATTGCTAAATGTCTTTTCTAAAGCATGTGAAAATTGAACAGGATTAATATGTTGGAATTGTTGTGACATTAACACAGCATCTTCTTTCATTTTACCTACTTGTCCTTCATTAATACCTTTAATAGCTTTAACCCTATTTTCAACAATAGTTCTGACATTATTTTCATTATCTTTTTTCTCATTATAATTAACAGCATAGTTAGAAGGTACAGCAACAACTCCTTGGGGTGTTGCAACATCTAAATGGCCATCTGGTCTACGTGACGCCGTAATAGTATTGCCTTCTGGAGTAACATAAGATTGCCAATTTGGTTTATACTTTTTATTCTTACCACTACTACCACCTTCACCATCGTCATCACCACTACCACTACCACCTCTACGACCATATCCAGGAGGATAATGCTGAACATTAGCTGCTAGATATGTAGTAGCATTACGCATATTGTTCATCCAGTCTTCAGGTGTTTTAGCTTCTGCAAACGCCATACCTAAACCTTTTGATCTTACTGCAGGAGGAATATCTTTAGATATATACAACAGTAATTGATCGTTAAGGTGTTGTTGTTCTGCTCTGGCATCTTTAGATTGAGTATGACTCCATCTATTATCCTCTTTTAATATTTCAAATCTTCTATCAGCTTCTCTAGCAGCTTGGATAGCCTCTTCTTTTCTTTCTTGTAAAGATAATCTTTTCTCAGCAAGCTTTCTATCAGCTTCTGCTTTCTTATCAGACTTAGCTTGTCCAGCTAATGTAATAGCAGTACGCATATCTTCACGTTCTGTTTGAGCAGCTAATTGTTTATCTTGACGCTTGTTAGCCTCTTCTTGAGCCTGTCTACGTAAAGAAGTTTCAAATGCTTGTCTACCACCATAAGATAATGCACGAGCAGTATCATAGCCCATAGCACGACCTGCTACAGTAGCTACAGCTAACCGAGCAACTTCTTGATCATTTAAGCCTAAGACACTCTTAATACCTTTGTATGTAAATAAATCTTTAAGCGAGTTAATAGCAGACTCATCGTCTTTATTAGCTATAGCTTTATCAACATCTTTTTGGGAACCCCTTAATTGTTTAATCCAGTATTCAGGTCTAGTATCATCATCTTCTGGTTTTAATGGAGGAACAATTTTACCTTCATTAACATCTATTAATGCTTGCATCTCAGCATTAGATGCTTGTTTAGCATCTGGATCAGGGATAAATGCAACTGGCTCTGCAGGCATATCAATAGTACTATTGTTACCACCAACAGACTTAGCTACAACAGGAGAAGGTACAGGAAAACGATCTTTACCTTCAACAACTACTTTAGGTTTAGCAGCAAGCATTGGTAAAGGTTCAATTACCTCCATACCTACATTTTTAAAAGGTCTCTCTGGAATATCGAACTCTGAGCTGACACTACCATTAATCTTTGCTTGTACATCTTTAAGCTTCATGTCTGCAGTTACATCTGGATAAACAGAACGAGGAACCGCATCTTCTATTTTATTTTCTATTTTATCTTTTATTGTAGAAACCCTAACTAGATTTTCAGGGATTACTTTTTGATAATCTATTACTGGGCCAGCAATTACTGTTGGTTCAAGCATAGGTACATCTTCAACACCATCTTCATAATGATAACTAGCTGAACTACCTCTATTAAAGTCATATACTCTTTCAGTACCGTCTTCAAAAGAAGATCCAGGTACATCAGAATGCTCATATGCTAATGATGGTACTGGTACCTGAATAGTACCTTCATTATAGTTCATTAATTGAGGTACTGCAGAAGTACCGTCAGCATATAACGTATCAGTATATCCTACAGGTATTTTAACACCTAGTCTATCAGCAAAAGGTGATTGACCAGCATTAACTCGCATGTCTCTATAAGCAGCAGCTTTATTAGCTATTGCATCAT